ATGGGTCGTTATATCATCACAACTGTATGGAGCGTAATCTACATGTTAGTTGTAGGCTTTATTGCTGGTCCTTTAACCCGAAGTGCTTCATTCAACGGCACAGATTTAAGAAATTGTGTAATCGTTGGGATCATTTTTGGTATTCTTTTCTCAGCAATTATTGCGACTATTACTGCTCGTTCACACAAAGATAATAGTAAATACAGTAAGTTAAAATAATTATTCAATCTATTCAAAAAAGACGTGAGATGTTTTTATTCTCACGTCTTTTTCGTTTGGTTTAGTAAAACTTATAATTCTTTTTTGTATCTACTTCGACTGGTCCATGAGTCAAATATTCGCTAAACATTTGTACATAGTCCTTATCCAAAGTGGTTTCAATTTTGTCCATACTATATTCAGGATAAAATCCCCCACCCATAGCACGATAGTTGTTAACTGCTAAATGATAAATCTGATCATCTTTGATTGGCTTACCGTGCAAAGTTAGTTTAGTCAGCCGTTCACCTACTGGTCTGGATAAATCCGCTTCATATTCGACTGGATAAAAGACGTCAAAATGATACAACATTGGCTTAGGCTTAATCCATCGATCAATAAAGCCAATGTTTCCTGCTTCATCTTTCTTCAAAAAGCCAGCAGAGTGCTCAATAATATGACGTAATTCTTTACCAGTCAGCTTCACACGACACAACTGATTAGCATACGGATAATTTAACAAAACATCTCTCATAGTAATGGTCTTATCAAATCCCTTAGCTGTCTCACTCATCACTGCAGTTGCCGAAACATCAGCTTTAGTAAACCATAATTGCATTTGCTGGATTAAATTAATAAATGGCGCGCCTTCTATTCTGCCTTTCATTGCATTTTCAATTCGAGCAGGTTTATCTAAATGTGCAATTGGTTGATCTAGCCATTTTTGTGTTCTTTTATCCAAGTCAGATACAATATCAACAATTACAGGATCAGGATCATAATCTTTAGTGTCAATCAACTTAGTGGACATTGATTTGATTTTCTTAGTATCATCATCAATATCAAGAACCACTTCAGCTACAGCTTCACCGCGATAACCTGGTTGAACAATAGCAGTATCGCGTGTAACCAAATTTAAGCGCCGATGCTGGTGACCTGTCAATAGGACATCAACTTCTGGAATTTTGGTTAAAATCTGATAACCTTCATTTTCACCACGATTAGGTTCAGTCGCCTTACCAGTTTCAGGATCACTTTCAAAGCCACCATGATACATCACAGCTAAAATATCAACCTGAGGGCGTAATATTTTGGCATAATGCTTAATTTTTTCGTAAGCAGAGGCAAACTTTAAGCCTTTTACATTTTCTTTAGGTTCCCAATGTGGGATATATTGCGTTGTAATCCCCAATAAACCAATCTTTAAGCCATTTCTCTTGATAATAGTGTATTCTCTACCCAAAAATGGAACTTCTGTTTCTGCATCCAGTACATTATCATTAATGATTGGTGCCTCATTGTTATCAACATAGTAGCTTAAATAATCTAATCCAAAGTTAAAATCATGGTTACCTAAACAGCGAGCATCATACCCCACTGCATTATAAGCTTGCGTAAAAATACGTAAATCACTATAATCGCCAGTTGAATGAGCATAGGAAGCAAGTGGTGAGCCTTGCAAACAATCACCTGCATCGGTAACTACAACATTGTTATCACCATACTTTTTCTTTTCAGATTTAATAACTGAGCTAACTCTACTCAAACTAAAAGGAGCATGATAGTCGGTTTTATTTTGGTAATCAGTTGGCAACAAAAATCCATGTGTATCACTAGAATGTAAAAATACTAAATACATGTTTGTTCTCCTATATTATTATTGTGCGTTAACTAAAGCATTTATCACCAATTTAATGGTTAATATGCTCACTGTTTGTTAGTTTTATTTAGCCATTTTTTAGTATTGTTTTCAACTACAAATTACTACGTCTTTCTTCAATGTACTTTTCAATCTGCTCTAAATCTTCTTCAGTAGCAAGATTTAAAATGAAGCTCTTTGTTGTTGAACGTTTATTAATGTAAAGCTTACGAGCCTTATTTTTATCATCCCACCTTTTATTTGCCCTTTTTCTTGCTTCACTTAATTCTGCCATTAGAATCTCACTCCTAGCCATAATAAAATTCTTAAAATCAAAAAGGTAAATGCGCTAATATAAATTGCCTTCGTTAAAAATTTGTCCCAATTAATTTTTTTCATTTGTATTTTCTCCTATTCTAAATTAAGATATAGGAAATAGAGGATTTCAATCCCCTATTCCTATTATTTATTTTGTTTAAAAGCTAAAGCTTGATTCCGAATAATTGAAGGATTGTTGCGAGATTTGCAAGTAACTCAATAATCCCAAAAAATGTTTTAAGAATCAGCTTTAGCTTTTTCTTTCTGCGGTAGGCTTTCCGCATATTTGTCACCTCCTAGCTCCGATTCCCTTACCTCCTTTCACTATATAGAATACACGCAAAAGCGTGTAATGTAAATAAATATTTCTAAAAAAACACGCAAAAAAGACCGCCCTAGGATCATTGTCCCAGAGCGGTCTTTACGATATTTGGAGTTTTTCAACTCCTTACTTTAATTTACCTAATAATTTTCCATACTTATCTTTGCCAACGATGTAACCATATCCTTTTGAACGTGGCTGTCTTAGCCACAATCTCTTAGGACCTTGTAAAGTTGCATCATACTTCACTACACTGCCCTTAGGAAGCTTAGCGATAGCTGGTGAGTCAATATGAGGCTCTTTGTGAATCTCTAAGGCTTGACCTAAGACAAACTCACCAGACTTCTTAACCCAGTTAGGTTTCTTCTTAGCTACGGTCTTACTGCCCTTAGCTAATTTTTTCCAGCCTTCAACAGTGGTATTAACCAAGTTTCTATCCATGTTATCACCAGTGAATTGCCAGATGGTATAAGTTTTCCATGGTGATGTTGGAACGTTCATATTAGGGACATTCCAGCTCTTCCAATTCATACTTGGATAACATGCTACCCATAGTCCACATGTCTTAGCACAGTTAGCTACTTGGTTTAATGCAGATGATTGAACATAAACTAAACACCATACGCCACTAAGTCTATGAAATTCAGTAACAAAACGTTTCACCCAAGTGGTATTGCCCCAGCTACGGTTTTCATTGCTTTCCCAATCAACTGCAGGAACAGCTTCACCAATATAGCCTTTTACATTGTGATAGAAGTATTGAGCTTCCTTTTCAGGATTACCACCTTCACAATAGTGATAAATTCCTAATTGTTTTCCTGCTTTTTTAGCTGCTTGGTAATCTACGTCACATTCAGGATTTACGTACCACATTCCTTGTGTTGCCTTAATCATAGTAATATCTGTACCTGATTGTGTAGCAAAACTACGAGAACTATCGGAATACACGTCACACATTTTAAGCATTAGTATCAGCCTTCTTACCTTCGTCTGCTGGCTTATCTTCTACAGTATCAATCAAATTTTGTGTTCTTTTCATAGCAGCTACACTCTTTTCAATTTCACCGCCAATAAATTGGCTTGAAGGATGTGGTAAGTGAGCTAAATCAAGAATACCAAGTACAGTGTTCAATACTTGAGTAAACTTAGTATCACCATCACCACCTGATTTTTCAGCTTGATATACAAGTGGTTCAACGGTCTTAGCCACTAATTGTTCAGCTTTAGCAAGTTCATTGCCTTGCATAGCTTTACGGTCAATTTCTACTTTATGTTTAGTATAGATAGCTACAATTACTACCAAAGCTACACTTGAAATTGTGATTACTAAATCCATGATTTGATTAATCGTCATTTTTTAACTTCTTTCTTAATTCATCATTGTCTTTTTCGGCATCTAGCCATTTTCTTCTGTAGATTTCAGCGTCCTGTTCTTTCTGCTTAATTTCTTCATCTTTTTGCCGTAGCAGTGTGGTGAGTGACTGTTGTTTACTACTATCAAAAGCTTTGTAAAAAAGCGTTATAGCGCTAATCACACCACCAATTGCTGTAATAATGTATCCCCAATTCACTCATGACACCCACTTTCAGGCATCACAAGCAGTTAGATAAACAAATCCAAAAATTATCAGATCTCCCCATGCTGAATGCCCCATTCGATAGAATGGAGTAAAGATGCCATGCGTTAATTGCAATAATGCTAAAACCATACAAACAATACCAACTATTACAAGAAATACTTTACTGGCAATAATTAGCATGATTTTGTATTTAGTATTGCTAATATACGGAACTAAAAAAGCAGATAGCATTAACAAGATTCCTAACAAAATTAGGAAGCAGTCAATGTATCTACTGTTTTCAATATTCTCAAACTGTGGAGGATAAATGAAGTAGTGGCTGTCATGAAACAGCCAAACACCTTTACCTAAAATAAAAAGACCAATTAACAGTTCACAATTTCTAATTGTTAATTTAGCCTTCCACTGGTTTAGCTTCTTCATTGCTACCACCAACGATTTCTTGGTATTCAGCTTGAGTAATTAAGCCCATATCAATGTAACTTCTTAATTCATCTTGACTGATAAAATCGTTATCAAATTCAAACTTGTAAATCTCAAACATTACTTATTACCTCCTTCAATTGCTGGTGTGGTGTTTTGTGTTGGTTCAGTAGGTTGAGTAGCAGCTGCAGACTGGTTTTGAGTCTTAACCGCTTGTAATTCTTTTCTGATTTCACCTACTTGAACATTTGACATAATGACCAAAGTAGTAAGCTTATCTAATTTCTTATCAAGTTGATCATTTGATTGAGTATTTGACTGACTGTTTGATTTTAATTCAGTAACAGCCTCTTTTACATCTTCCACAGTGTGAAGTAAAGCATCATCTGAAGTGTCTACCCATTCATGAGCTGTGTAATCATATCTTTGATGTGTAAAGTTTGGATTTGGAGTTTTAGTTACATAAGGATAGCCTTTATCACTCATATCCTTTGTGGTGGTGTATGGACCATCACATTCTCTGTATTCTCCATTAATAATTCCAGAGATCCAAAATGTACTTTCATTTAATTCTGCCATTTTATTTTCCTTTCTTTAAATAAGTATGTCGTTCAATATCAACGACCGCTTATATTATGTGCTATCTAAATATTAAATAAAGTTTGCATTCTACCTCACCCTTAGGTAAACAGGTTTTGTCTTATGAATTAATCCAAGCTTGTTTACATTTAGATAAGCATCAATCATCTACGCCACCTCCTTCAAAGAAGCAGCATAACAAAGCCTATAGTGGGCTTTTATCCCCCCAGCTTAGATTTTAATGCTTGAATTTCAGCTCTAAGATTTAAAAAGTTAGTGTTTGCATCTAGCGGATTTGGATACCATTGTGGTAGATCATATGACTTTGTAATAATCATTGAACCAATGTTAATTGATGCTCCAGCATCATTTTCAATTCTTATCATCATCTTATTAACATTCTGCGTCATCTTAAAAGTGGCTGTAATCCAAACCCAATCTAAAGACTTATTTGCTTTGTAGGAAATAATAGTAGAATCATTAGACAAACTATTATAAGTAGTGTTTCCTACCGTAGCTTTAATAAGTTGACCTGTATTTCCTTTTTCAGATTGCGCATAAACATGTAAATTTCCATTTCCAGAAGGATTGTCGATTTTTATATATGCACCCCATGTTAGTATTTCATCAGCATAAGCTGCCAATGGTTGACATATGCCACCCCAAGACCAGTTGTAAATACTCGATAAGTTAGAATTGGGATCTTTTGAAGATGAAAGTGAAACATTAATAACATCTCCATCGCTTTTATACCACTTACCGCTAAAATCACTTGAACCTTTTAGTAAATTTGATGGTTGTTTATCTGTTTCGTCCAGTAATCTAACACCATTTGCATAAATGCTCATTACGCCACCTCCATTTCTGAAGGTACGTAAAGCATTGATACTAGTGGGTTAGCTGGCTGTCTACCCGTACCAGCATATGTAATTTTTGACCATTTAGCATTCTGCAACAAATCATTAGGCAATGTAACATCATTTTTTGTAATTAGTTCATCACCATCAACAAAAATATTAGCCATGTTTAGCTCCTTTCTAAATAAAAAAGAGAGCAAATGCTCTCTTACTTACTTTTTACAACATGGTCGTTTATCATGAACGACAGCTTTAATTCTTCGATGAATATCTATTGGGTGCTGCCATCTATAGACCAGCACCTACATCTTGAGAAGTAAAGCCATACACTGTCAATACCAGATTAGTATATGAATAGTTTGAGGTGTCGTCATAATTGGATTTTGTACGGACAGCTAATGTGGTGTTGTCCGTAAACCAAACTGACATAGCTCCGGGACTGTCTTCATTATCACTTCGCTTGTTATTTATTTTACCGCGTTTCAATAACGGTGTGCGAAAATCGTTTTCAAGAGCATTATTGTCAGCATCTTGATAAAATACCTTTACAATAATTTGGTAATATTGAACATCCGAATACTTTGCATCAGCTTGACTAAAATATTTTGTCATATCAATAGTAAAAGATTGATGGTTCCATTCACTGTTATTATCACCACCAATATAAAAAATATTTAGGTTTTCTGCTCCATTTCCATTAAGAAACTCATTTTCACCTAGAGCATAACCTAGAACTTTTTTGCCATTTATCGTTAAAGCCATACGGTCACCTTCTTTATTCTGTTATTTCATACAACGTATTTGGATCTTTAGTAGCAAGCTTATCGTAGTCAGCTTTACTAATTACGGTAGGCTTTTTCATATATCCTGTTTCAATTGCTGTAACTCTGTTGTTAGTGTTATTCAGATCCGTTTGGTTAACCTTGCTTGATAAATCAACAGTGATATTAGCATTGCCACTATCATCAGGGCTTATCTTTGCGCCACCGTTTACAGTGATAGTTTTAAGCTTACCAGCGTTGCTAATTTCAGATTCAAGCTGATTCTTTAAGCTGTCTGCATCAGTCTTTAAAAATACCGTTGCTTTATCGGCTTTACCGTCCACAGCGCTTTGCAAACCACTTAAGCCACTCACTTGAGTTTGCAAGTTCTGTAGTGATTCATACAAGCTACTAATAGTGATTGTCTTATCACCAATTACAGCACTGGTTGGTCCATCATCAGGATCATAAATGCCAATTACCAGTGATCCATCATCTGCTGGTTTCAAACTAGCATCATAAGCCGCTTGAGGACTGTCGCACTTGACAAACGACAGCTTAGTGGCTAGCTTTTGTGTTGTTTCAGACTTAGTAAAGTGATCAGTATTAATATTGCCTGAACTATCAGGTTGAATGTTATCAACTGTTTTAACTTTACCAGCTTGCGCAAGTCTTAAGTCAGTTTCTTCCTTAGTGTAGTAATTTTTAATGGTGTCCCCTGTAACAAACTTTGAAAAGTCTACCTTATCAAATTGTTGTTTCAAGGAGTCCATTGATGCTACAGCATCATCAACTTGTTTACTTACAGTGGTAAGTTTTTGATCGTTAGCACTAATACTATCCTTAATTGGTTGAACAGTATCATTGAAATCCTTAACTGTGGAAGTCTTCCACGAGTTGTAATCTGACTGAATGTCAGCTAATTCTTTTGTCTTTTCCTGACTCAACTCTTCAAGAGCTGCATCACGTTGATCATTGATTGACTTAATAGCCGCTGTAATATCAGCCTGATTACTGGTTTTAAGATCAGCTAATTGTGCATCAGCTTTACTTTGAATAGCTTGTTCTTGACTAGCCCAATCACTTGCCAGCTTATTGTATTTAATAGAGTAATCAGTAAAATCACTGTTAATCTTAGTAAGTACTGCTTGTGCTTGTTGTTGTGCATTACTTGAATCTTTATTCAATTGATCAATAGTAGCTTGTGTTTTTTGAGTAGCACCTAGCAGGTGGTTTTCCATAGCAATAAGACTACTTACATAACTATCATTGATAGGCTTAACAGTTGGATCAACTTTAACTTGAAAATAGAAATCTTGTGTAGTATCAACAATAGTGTCGCCTTGCTTAATTTGAAAGAAACAAGTGCCACTGGCTGTATAACATTGGTGAGTCATTTGATAACTAAAGTGTCCTTTAGTTCGATCAATCATGTTGAATTTACCACTTTGCTCACCAGTACCATCATCAGCAACTACACGATCACTCTCTTTGATTTCTGAAAATGAAACATCCTTATCAGTTAAATCATAGGGAGAATCATCTTCATTTAAAATTGTTACGTCCAGCACTAAACCTTTTTCAGTAGAACGTAAAACCCTCGTGTCGTCTGACACGGGGGTTATTGATTTATCCGTTTTTAATGTTATCGGTCTTAGACTCACTCTCTTTCACCTTCTTTCTGTGAATTTCTTGAAGTTGAGTATTTCTTAACCTTAAACTTTGATTTTCTTTTTCTAGTTTCGCTATTTTAATGGATTGGTTTGCAATAACAGTTCCCAATTCATTTGCTACAAATTGTTCTAATGTATTCATTTTTATAAATCCCAATACTTACTTGGTCCTCGCCAATATTGCTTAATCCATGAACCTAATACAGGTTGATCACTGCTTGTTACAACAACATTCCTACCACCAATCTGTGCTTGATTAGGTCCAATGTGTGTAATAGCACCACTATTTTTATCATGAATATTTACTGATCCAGATCCCAAATTCAAAGTATAATTTGGAGAATCTAAACTCAAACCACCAATTTCCTGACTAGGATTTAGTAAATTAGTGGCATCTCCAACCGCAATTGAAATGCCATGGTTTTCAACGTGTAAAACACCGTTAATAGTTCCCAAACTTGTAATTGTATCAGTCTTAATGTGTGATGCATCCAAAATAGGGATATGAGCTTGATCAACAAAGAAATTGCCAGTTACTTCACCACTTGAATCATCAATACCAAACAAAGCATGTGGATTGCCATAAATATCATGGAAATTAAAACCTAAGCCATTAAATTCCATATAAGAACCATCATTGTTTTTAGCTCTAATTGCCATGACGTTATTCCAACTGGTAGAGCCATCACTGGAAATAGGTTCAAGCATTCCGCCACCACCAGACTTCAGAAAATTATCAAAGTTATCTATGTTAGTAACCATTTCCTGCATGTGGTTAGCAAAATCTTTAACTGATTCATCAAGTACTAAGGTCTTCTTGCCAGCTTTATCAGTTTTATAGTGAGCATTACCTAACTTTGCCATTAAGGTCTCCCATGCTTGAGTTTGGGATGTACCTTGCAAAGTCATAGCTTCCTGAACAGCACCAATAAAACTATTTGATCTGGCAATGGCTTGACGTGTGGAAGTGATTTTTTCATTAGTTCTATCTTCACTAGCTTGAACAAGTAGGTGTTCATAGCTAGTTGGCAAATCACCTAAAGTTACATTTAAAAAAACGTGGGCTAAACAGTCCCACGTTGTAGCTGTAACTTCAGCTTTTTCAGTAATTTCATAATCAGGAAAACTAACATCCACATAGTCATAAAGACTTAGTTGAGTAAAGTCCTGATCATTATCTGACATGTCTTGATAATCAAGTGATGTTTGAACTTGCATATGACCATATCTGTGTTCAATTAGATAGTTCTTACCAATTTCAGTAGCTTGATCAATATCAGCTTGTGTAGCAACAAAACTACCATCACTTTGCTGACCGCTTAAATCCTGATCATCATGTTTGAAGTAACCACTAATATCAACAGTATTAACGCTATCAATGTTAGGATTTACACCAAATCCTTCAGCATAAAGTGGACCAATCTTAACAGTTACTTCCTTATTAGATTGATCAACATTTGCGTTGTAGTTGGTGTCAGTATCAGCGGAATTATCTGTATCAGCATCTGCAGATGTAATATTTGAATTTTTGTCATCAATATCATCTTCACAGAGCCATCCATTTTTTCCTTTGTAAGTTACTTCAATGTAAGTCTTGCCATCACCAGATTTTGCTTCATGACCATTAACAACAGTGAATGTCTCACCATTAGGAATTGACCAGTTTAAAGCATTCTTACTGTCAGGAGTTGCATAAATTTCAACCTTGGAATGATCTTTAAGTTGATTATTAATAAAGTCATCAAAGGAATGTGGTTTAACTGAACCATCTTTAGTGTAGTTAATTGAACCAGATTCTACCCAACCATGGCTTGTATGCATGTAGGTTTTACCGCCTTGAGTGATTGTCTTATCAATAGTAGACATTCCTTTTTTAGCAGTAACTTTGACTTTCTTTTGCTTTTCGGCCCAGTAATTAGCATGTCCGTAAACTTTATGGCGTTTCTTGCCTTTACCAGCCCAGTGCCATGCATGTTTGCCACTACCTTTTTTAATAACAGTAGTATTGCTAGACACCATTTTATGGTCCTTAGTAAAGTGATACTTTACAGCGCCATCTTTAACATAACCATAACCAGAGTTGCTGTATTGACGGTAGCTGTCTTCTTCAGTAAGTGATAAGTGTGGTCCATACAGCCATTGGTGTGGTCCTATTCTGTACCATAAATCACCGTTTGAATTACGTTCAACCATGTCATAGTCAACAACAGTACCATTTTTAACAGTCCAGTCTTGACCTAGTGACTTAACAGGATGGTGATCAGGACCAATTTCAGGTGAATAAAATACTCTAATTGATTTTCCTTTGCCGTAAGCAACTACAGCAGAGCCATGAACAGTAACACGAGAACCTACACCTTCACTATCAAACGGATTACTGCTCTTAACAGTTACCGTCCCACTGACATTGTTAATTGCATAAGCACCTGATGTGTCAAAATTGATCCACTTAGAATCAATCCAGCCACCGCCATCACTTTGTGCAATTGGATACCAGCTATCGCTATTAACAGTGTTAATTTGATATTTACCATCAGGAGTAAATGAACCATCATTAACAATCTGACCTAAGTGCAGTTTCATCCCGTTTTGCAAAGTACCAATGATCTTTTGACCATCTACAGGACAATCATAGATATTGATATTGCCGCCAGCCATGTAAGTGATACCTACTGAATCGTAAGTGCTTTCCCATGTAGCCCAGCCTTGCCAATTATTTTTCGCAATTGCTTGACCTGGTACATACTTAGCGACAAATACCGCACCAGTATACATGTTCTGAATGTTCTTATCTTGACTAAAGGTGGTTTTGATATTTTTACCATAGGTAACTTTAATACCAGAATCACGTCCAATACGTTTTGAATGTCTGATATTCCAATTATCAAAATCAAATTCACCGCCAAACAGTCCTAAAACTGATTGAGTAACAGTATCACCTTCCTGATCAGGATCAATAAACAAATTACTTGCCTGCTGGCCGCCTTGAATATTCACTTTACTTACTTTGTTAACATCGGAATAGAAAGTAAATTCTCTCTGCTCCTGCATTTGATTAAGGATTTGATTGCCTAAATCTTGTGCAGTTGCGCCGTTTAATTGAATATCATCAGCAACAGTAGAGTTAGCAAGTAACGCACTAATGTGTTCCGCTTCAACCACCACATTATCTAATTCGGGAGTAATGTGGATGATTTTAAACCATTGATGTACGTGCTTAGGATCACAGTCTTCCATAATCCATTTGTTAGGTTGGATTTCCTTTTGGTGCAATCCTGATCTTGGATAAGTCATAGTTAAAGACCAAAACTGATTAGAATTGCCATTAACCTGACAATCAATTGCATCAGGAAGAGGAATACCGCTACTAGTAAAATCACTGGCAATACTGTCATAAAGATGTGGCATTGTCATCAAATCAGAGTAGTCACCATAATCAACTTCAGGAATTGTACCTACAGTTAATTTCATTAGATCAACCTCCTCCAATTTGGTTTGTATTCAGCTTTAGTGATAGTAGTGCCAGTTTCAGCAGTAACAGTGATAGTATTCTGACCCTTCCACAATTTAGGAGTATCAAGGTTAGGAAAATGAGTTTGTGTATTGTATAGATTGCCATCTGCATCATAAGTCTCACCAGTAGCACCATTAAGCCAAAATTCACCTTCCATATTCTCAAACGTGTAAGGCAAGCCATTGACGTACAAAGTGAAACTACCATTTGCAATGAAGTGCCAATCAGGAATAGCAGACCATTTTTCTTCACCAACTACCACACCGCTATCAGGCAATGGGATATAAGCAATTCCATCAATACGATATTGGAAAGGCTGACAATAAAACGGTATTGCACATACACCAACAAAATCACTAGTTACATCTTTAGTAACAGTGAATGGATCTTTAACAATAGCCTTAAACACATATGTTGGATCAGCAGTGAATTTAAGATATTGATATTTCATCCGCCCATCAGGATCAGTTGGAGCAGAGAGCCAATCAGTTACAGACCGTTCCCAATCAAACCAACCACGTTCAGGTGGTCTAAGAATTTCAAGATTAAAGGTTTCAGTCACATTTTGGTAAGATTGATTATTTTGTAAGAAATCACCATTTCTACCTTTTATATGTGTAGGATCAATGTCAGCTGTTGGATGAATTAAATCCCATGGCTTTTGTACGACCATGCCAAAATCTGTTGAAGCATGGTCTTGAAAAATCAGCTTCACATTATCATCTAAATCTTGCACTTAATCCCCTTCTTTCTTTAATCATGTCTTGTCTACGGTCTTGCTTGTAGAACGGCTCAACTAACTCCCACAGCTTGCGACCTTCAGGAGTTTCAAGTGTGATATGAATATCACGGTTTTGAGCGCTCATTTTTTGCAAAACTAAAAGCATGGCTTTTAATAAGTCATGCTCATCTTTTTCATCTTTATTAGAAATACGTTGTTGGTTAGCATTTAAATTACTGTTAGCTGTAAGAATACCTACAGCCTTGCCAATTAACTCCCAAGCACGAGTTGACTTACTTGGAATAAGCGGAACAGCCATTTCAGGTCCTGCTTCACCAAAAATACTTGGCGAACTTGCAATACCCCCATTAGCATACCAGTGAGTAGAAGTATTAACCTTGTGTTCCCATGCAGCTTTAGCAGTACCATAACGTCCACGGATATAGTCTTTCATCCATCTCAATTGAGTAATAGCATTAGTTCTCCAATCTCTACCAGCAGATGCCATTTTGCTTGCTGGTAATGATTGTGGAATACCATAAGCGCCACTTGATGGGTTAGTAATTCTAGGATTCCAGTGAGATTCACCTGGGATTCCATTTCCACCATCAATAATCAATTCCATATAATGCCACCAAGATTCAGGAATGCCGGCTTGTTTTAACCAGTGTAAGTGATCACCTGTAGGCTTTCCACCTATACCATCTTCATTTTCTGACAAGTGATCACCAATCCAATTAAGAGCTTTACCACCAAGTTCACGTTTAGCTAAAGCTAACAAACTAGGTTTAATCTTAGGTTGATGCTTAGCTTGATCGTGAAGACCTTTAACACGGTAGTAACCATAGCCCATAGACATTGCATCAGAAATTCTACTGATACGTGCATAAGGTGGGGTTTCATTAAACATTGTGCCTTTGCTTGGATTGTTGATAATACCAACGTGACCAGCTGCACCAGTACCATGACCAAAAATGACCAAATCACCAGGCTCTGTTTTAGATAAGTTTTTACCTAAATACTGAACACCTGATGATTCCTGCATAGCAACAGTAGTACGACCAATGTTAATTCCAAAATGTCTAAGTGCCTGCATTACCATACCTGAACAGTCAGATAAGGTCCTTGACGCAGCACCCATTTGATACTTAACACGGTCAAAAGTATCCTTGGCATATTGCAAGAACTTAGCACGTGAACCACCACCAGAGCCAATGGCTTTATTGATAACCGTCCACATGGCTTGAGACCATGGATTACCAAAGTGAGTACCAGAACGTTTACTCAAATCAGTAGAATCTTTAGTTAAATTAGAACCAACATCATCAAGATTATTGGTAAACATTGATTTAAAGCTATCAGCAAAGTGCTTTAAGCTGTTTTCTGCTAACTTTCTAAGTTCTTTCTTGCTAATGCCAGTACCATTTGCAAAGTGTGGAAGTGAGAGTGATTGAGTTTGAGTACCATTAAGAACACCCCAACCTTTTCTCAATAGCATCCTACGATTATTCCCATGAGGAATAATAATGTCATTTTGATCAGTTACTACAGCTTCTTGACGTGGACCAGATTGAGCATCATTAACGACTGCTAAAGTGTCATGAGTTAAACGACCATTTGCATCAGTACCCTTAGCAAAGTGGACTGGATTAATAACAGAACTATTACCACCAAATTGCTTTAATACAGCATCAATACCACGAATACCACGGTTGATTTGTCTGATTGTGCCACGCATTGAATCAGATGCATAACCAACCATTTTATGCATTGCACCGCCAAAACCACGAGCAGTAGCAGTGCCTAATTTGATTACACCATCGTGCAATCTCTTAACAGATTGGTAAGACCGTTTATAAAGATTACTAAAGTCTTGTTCAGTTGATTTTCTGATCTTATCAGTAGTTTTACCAACACTTGAAGTCATTGACTTGAAATCTTTAACAGTCGCTTTAGACATGCTAGAGATTTTCTTGGTGAAATTACCTTTGCCTTCGAGTGACTTAACAGCCTTTTCAGCCTGCCTAGAAATTTGTTCGCCAAACTTATCTTTTTTAGCAGTCCTAGCTAAAACATTAAGACGTTTTTCAACAGTATTAATGTTTTTGTGTAATGACTTTAATTGGCTAGTACCTTTTGTTTTTACACTAACAGTACTCTTTTTGCCTTTGATCTTCTTGATTGCCTTAGAGAGTGACTTAACAGATTTAACACCCTTGGTTTTTACAGTAACCTTATGAGTGCCACCCTTAATACGCTTCATAGCCTTTTCAAGGGCTTTGATCTGCTTAGATCCTTTTACCTTAGCAGTTACAGAAATTGACTTAGAAGATAAGCCTTTAAGTGATGCACTAGAAACACTAACGTTTGGTACAGAAACACGACTTGAACCAGATGAATATGAACGTCTTGCTGTGGATGTTCTTGTGGATCTTCTTCTAGTTGATTTACGTTTCTTTGTTTTGCGCTTTTTAGTTTTCTTCTTAGTTTTAGGAGCAGTAGTAAGTTTCTTAAAGAGTGCATCACTGATCCACTTGGACTTGCCAATTCGACTGTTAGCACCAAGTAATAATCCTTCATCCACGAGTGTTTCACCGTGGTGCGGATTAGTCTTAGCAACGGCTTTACGGTCTCTACTAATACGACTGGTTAACTTGTTTAACTGTACAATCAAGCCTTGGGTATTTTTACCACGCTTTAGAGCGTCTCTAATTTCTTTAGCGACTTTAGCTCTATCAGCCTTGTCATCTTGTTCATGCTTAATCAGACGCTTACGCTCATTAGCAGTAGAAGCATCATTTCTGTTATGACGTTCTTTTTGCTTTTGATGACGCACACGGTCTTCATCGTATTTCTTCTTAAGAAGCTTAGTAAGATTAACTAAAATCTTAGCAGGGCTCTTACCTTCAAGACTATGTAAATCAACAGTACCATTTGCAAGGTGAACAGAACGACCAAACAATTTAGCCATATCACGAGCATTGATAACATCTTGCCATGGAAAGATCCAACGTGGTACATTCACACCCTGTTGAACTTCCACAGAGCCATCAGGATTTAAAATGCCTTCCTTATTATTAGTAGCTGGCGAATCATGACCATCATTTAAGATGGCTGGATAACCGTATTTCTTCTTCCAATCAGTACCTTCAGCTAAGTGAACATTGCCTACTTTAACCTTGCCACCTAGCAATTTACCAATGAACTTAACAGTACTACTGATACCACCAAAGAAATCATCCCATGCTTTCTTGATGCCACTGATAATACCACCAAACCATGAAGTAATTCCATGCCATGCTGACTTAAACAGTCTTACTGATGCAGAGCCTACATGGCCAAAGAAATGAGACATTCCTGACCATGCATGTTGAACGCCTTTAGCAATACCGCCAAACCATCTAGTAACAGTTCTCCAAGTTGCTTTGAGTCCCCTAGACATTGCAGAACCAAGTCTAGTAAACCAAGCTGTCATTGAATGCCATGCATTGCGTACGCCACGAGCAATGCCGCTAAACCAGTGAGACATGCCTTTCCAAGCTGACTTAAGTCCCTTAGCCATGTTCTTGCCTAAGTTACTAAACCAATGAGTCATTCCACGCCATGCTTTTTGCACAGCTTTACCAACATTACCAAACCATTTCCCAATGCCTTTCCAAGCATTTTTAAATGATTTAACTAAGCTGTTCACCCATTTCCTAAACTTAGAATTGTGTTTGTAAAGTGAATTAATAGCACCAGCAAGCGGACTTACAAAGTAAAAACCGACTTCTTTCCAGTTTTTCTTAAACCACTTAATGGTATTGATTACACCCTTAGTAAATCCATTCCACATGTTATGTGCAGAATAGCCGAGATTTTCAAGTGACCAGAATTTTTTTGGCGGTTTGTTCTTTTGCCAGCCTTTGGTGAAATTATTGACAGCTTGACCACCCCAACGTCCAGCATATTTGCCAAGTAAAGCACCAATGGGAGCGAGCATTGGACCAACTACTGGAATCATGCTGGTTAATGTACCACCAGCGACAGCGCCAACAGCACCGCCAATATCTTGACTACGTTTATCAGCAGAGTGACGGTCCTTAACAGCATTAATCACTTCAGGGGTTGCAACTGCGGCACCAGCTAAGGCACCAGTTGCTAGACGCTTACCCATGCTAAACTTTGTGGAAGCTTGAACAGCCTTAGAAATTGCTTGACCAATTTTAGTGCCTAAAGTAGTTGCTTTATCAATAATTGCCTTAGAGCCTTCAAGTAGTTTAGAGCCAATCCACTTACTAGCTTTACCAATACCTGTAGCACCTTTTTTCAAACCAGAAACAATATTTTTACCAGCTTGAGAAGCCCAACTAGTTAGTTTGCTGTTTTTAAGTACTTTAAAGCCATCTTGCAAATGATCTAATACTCTTTTAGTTAAGTCACCAAAATGAGCAAATGATCTTTCAGCACCTGTTAAATCATGAAAATCTTTTAAGCCAGTAAAACCAGCTCTTAAAGCTTTTACATTTTTGTATGCATTATAACTTCCACGAGCTATGCCAAGGAAGCCACCACCTAGTTTGCTGATTCCTTTAGCAGCTGCCATAGCAATAATAGCTTTACTAATCCATTGAATAGCAGTTTTATTCCTTGCTAAGCCATCAGTAGCCAATTTCAGAGTATGTAATGCATCCCCTGATTTCTTTCCATTTCCATGGACAATTCCTAAAGCTTTACCAATATTTTGGATGATTCCAGCAAAATATTTCCATACATCTTTGCCAATAGCTACGCCAATGGATACGACATCTTTAGTAATTCCAACTAAATCGGATTTATGCTTATCTAAAAATCCAATCATATTGGAAATTGCTTTACCAAGTTGTTGGGCACCATTCATAACTGCTTTAGAAGTCATGATATTCTTTAAAGCTTGTAAGCCACTAGTCTTTGCATTAAAAATTGGCTTAGTAAATTGCTGTTCCAATTTTTGACGAGCGACCTGCATTGACTTTAATGCACCAGCTTGAGTTTTGCCAAAACCTTTGAAAGCATCATCAGAATATTTGCTTGCACTAGCCATCCATTGCTGAAATTGCTTTTGTGTTACTTTACCAGTCTTAAGTAAAGCAATCATCTTAGATTGTGACATGCCAGCGCCTTTAGCTAATGCTTGCATAAATGTAGGTGCTGCTTTAGTGATTCGACTTAAGCTGGAATAAGTTACTTTACCAGTTGAACCTACACGCTGAAGACTAGCTGATACACGTTCAATCTGATCACCAGTAAGTTTAGACGTATCACCCACACCAGCTATAGTCTTAGCCATTTGCATAGCACCTTTAGTACCAATCGTTGACCAATTGAGCATGTGTGCTTGCAAATTAGCAACATTATCGCCAGTCATAGCGGTATTAGCTTTTAATTCGCCTAATTGCTTGTCTAAAGACTGAATCTGTCTAGTAGACATTCCCATGCCTTTAAACCGACCATTGATTTTAGCAACAGCCAAATTAAGGTTCATGCCTTCTTCATAAGCATTTTTTAAGCTAGAACCAATGTTGCTTAAACTATTCGACAATGCATTGCCTAATGCTGATCCCATAAATACTTCTTTAAAAGTTCTATGAGTTTTTTCAGCTTGACTATCTAAACCTGTAAGCTTGGTTTTTAATTTGTCAAAAACTGTCGGATTAGCTTTATGCATTGAAGAATTTAATTCATTCATTGCACTCTTAGTTTTAGCTAAAGTCGTAGCGGTTTGATTAAGCCTAATTTCTTGACGTTTATAAGCATCACTTGACTTACCAGATTCACTAGCAATTCTGGCCAATTCTTGAGCTTGAATTTTTTGTTGCTTATTTAAATTTTCAAGTGAAGATTTATAGCCATTTAATTTAGCTTTGGCTGATTCATAGCCTTTTCCTTCAGCTTTTAGCCTTTCAACATAAGACTTAGTTACAGCTTGAGTTTGCTTTAAAGATTTTTGTGCTTCAGCTAAACCAGACTTGTAATAGTTCAAGGAAGACTTAGCTTTTTCTTGTTGTTTAGTAAGAGACTCAAGACGAGTAGTAGCACGTAACGTTTGCGCAGCATTCTTTTGAATTTCTTCAGTAGCATTCTTATAAGCCTGCTTGCCTTTTTCAGTAGTTTGATCAGCTTCAGCCTGAACTTTCTTCAAATTTCTTTGCTTATCAGCTAAAGCTTCAATATATTTACGTTGATTCTTAACAGCTTCACTTAAACCTTTATATTTAGCTTCAGCCGCTTCAGTAGTTTTACCAGTACTTTTTAAAACTGCTTCTTGAGCCTTCCATGCACTAGTAGTACTAGATACAGCTTGTCTTAATTGCCTTAATGTTTTTACAGGTTGATCACCATTTAATTTAATATCTGTAATCAGTGAACCAACTGGTATTCTTCCCGCCATTTTTTACCTCCTTTCTGTTTTGTCTAAACTTGCTGCAAAGTCCCATAGGTTCATTGGACGTTTTTCCTTTGGTCTTGCACTCATTACTTCCACAAGACGGTAGTAATCAGTATTTTCATAATCTTCTAAGGACATATGAGCATTAACAATCATTTGTTGTTCTTGATAATCAAAGTCTTCCAGCATTTCCTCATAGGCATGTACTGGATCAGGATCATTAAGCATTGTCGCTTTTGGAATCGTCTACTTGTAAGATTTTTCCAATTAAGTCAGTAACAAATTCACTGACATCACCTGGATCAGAATCTTCAATCTTATCTACTTGTGCATCTGATAAATGAAGAATCTTCTTTAAAAACTTTTCTTCTTCATCCAAAAGATTTTCTTGTGCAGTTAAGACATCAAGAATTGATTGATCATCATCGTCTTTGACCTTGTTAATTGCAATTGATAATTCTGCAAAAGTCTTTTGTGCCTTAAGACATGCACGTACATTTTTTACAGTTGTTTCAACTTCAAAAGTAGTTAAGTGCAGCTTTTTACCATTGATTTTTACTGACATTGATTGATATTCCTTTCAAAAAAGAAAAGAACGGCTTTTACACCGTTCTTGACAAAGATATTGATATTAATTTGCCACCACTACCCACCCTGCTAATTATTAGTGAGTAGTTGATGATGAAGGAATAGTGTCCTTATGAGTAGCATCATCAGGTCCCTTGTGAGTTGGATCATCAGCAGTTGAACCAGTTACAGTACCTGAAATAATCCAATTAAGCATCTTGTCGAAGTCGAATCCATCTTCATCTGAATAGAATTTTTCGTAAACCAAACCATCTGATGGACGTGCAGCGGCATTTAAAGTGAAGGTATCGTGTACCAAAGTTGGGTTTTCATTATCAGTACCCATAGTTAAATCACCGCCAGGTTTCAAATTGCCATATGGCAACGCAAAGTAAAGATCAACGCCAATGTTTGAGTTATATGAGTGAGCAATAACACCACCATATGCCAATGGGGTTGAGTCCTTAGCCATGTTCCCAAAGCCTAACTTGCTGTCCTTTTCAAGACCTACAATTGCATCATAGAAATTGTGCGGAATGTCGTTAGCACCAAAAGTACCAGTAATTTGATATGCACCAAAGTGTTGTTCAGCTTTTGCGTTAGAACCATAGACAGCTTGTGCAGTACGACTTAAACCAGTGATGTTAGCTTGAGTAGCACCTTTAGATGATTCCAAATCAATCTTAAATACACCATCTTTACCAATATTAGTGGTCAAACCACCTTTGGATTCATCGGTAACTAACTTACCGTCCTTGTCATATTTGAAAACAAGTAAATCATTTAAACCTTGAAGTTCCATTTTTCTCTCCTTTTAATTTGAAAGCTAATTGTTGGCTCACCAGAATTAGGGTCATATGTGTGCCCTGTAAAACTAGCTACGATTTGCCAACCATTAGCTACGAAAAAAGACATGAGCGAGTGTTCAAATTCGTTCATGTTTACTTTTGTGTTTTTACTATAAAAAACGTTTATCGCTAAACGTTGTATCTGTTCCGTGTATTGGTTACTACCTGATTCTGTAAAATCAAAATTCACTTCACTAACAAGTATATCCACAGAATCACGTGGAGTACGCTCACTAGTACCAACTGCAAAACTGTAGGCTTTATGCAATTTAGGAAGATTAGAGCTGTTTAGCAAATCTACTACCTGTTTTGCTACAGTACTCATTTATCTAAAATCTCTCTGAATTTTTCAGCATTAGCTTTTAGTACTGCTTCTGCAGCTTCCTTTTCTGCATGATCTTTAAAATGAAGGTTGGATATTTCTTTTTGAGACATATCACGTGTCCCATCATTAACAAACCGTGCGACCATTGCATTATATTTATCTTCCCAGCCTACTGAAGTATCACCAGTATTACCATCGTTGACTTCATAACCTGCTTTATAAGTTATAGCGTCACGCATGTGTTTAGACTTACGGCCATGACCAGCTGACCGTGCATGTGCATAGCTTGTATGAGACATTGGAGTGTTCTTTTTAAGCACTTCAGCGTAAGTCTTAGCCCCTTCACCAGTGATAGCTGATTTTTGACTAGTAGATAGATCAACTTTTTTAGTGATCTTATCTAGCCAATCATTTAGGCCTTTATCTAAATCAACCATCACGGTCTGTCACTTTTGTGAGAGTTATGAGATCGCCTGCAGTTGGATTTTGAAATGGATCAAGATTGATGTCACTCACTTCATACAATTTCCCATTGTATTGAGCATGAGTAATACCATCATAATTTCTGCGATGGTGAATAACGACAATAAAAGATTCATCGTGATGATGTCCTTGATTTTGAATCATTTGAGTAGTAGTTAAGCCCCATCGACCACATAAAGTAGGGCTAGTTAATGCTTTAAATTCATTAGTAGGAAGTCCATTATCATCTTCACTATCTTCTACAGTACCAAAAGTGATCCTATTACTCAGTCGGTCCCATGTCTGTAGTTGTACCATCGTCATTCACCACCTTTGTTTCATCATAGGCCCCACGGAGTTGGCCTATAATCTGCTTAGCCGTTGTACTTGATACAGCAGATGTAGGATGCAAAAACCAATTAGCCGCAATTGCATTAACTGCTAACTTATACAGTTCAAATACTGATTCAGTTTTGTAAAAACTTTCATCAGCATCTTCACCAATTGCGCCTTGAACATAATTTTCAGCACCTTTCAATGCCGTTTTCATACGTTCTTCATCACTAGAATCAAGCGCATCATCGTCAGGTAAGTAACCAAGTGAGCGTTTAAGCCCATCATCAACTGTTAAGTAAGTGGTCATCATTGATCACCTAATTTCTATTAGTGATTAGCAGATCCAGCTTGAGTGCCACCGTTATCAGATGGAACTTGAACTGATTGCATAAGCATTGGTTGACTCTCAACCTTGTCAAATGAACCAGATACAATTGCTTCATCATCCCAAATCTTGGTATCAAATCTAAGCAATGCACGAATAGCAGTTTGATTACGTCTAAATGCCTTATCAGCAATGTTAGAAGTAAGCAATGACATTTGTTGACGATCGTATAAATGAATAAATTCCTTAAAGTTACCAAAGTAGAAGGGGTGGCTTTGGTACTTACCACTAGCATTAGTGTTGTTAGGTAACCAAGTATCTTCAACGACACGAACATTTACATATTGCATGCCGTCCATATTGAAAGTGGTTTGTTGAGTACGTGGGTCTACACTCATTGCACGTGTACCATCTGACATACGCACTTTAGCTAATGCTAAGAAACCAGATTTATTAGTTAACAAGGTAGCGCCACCCCATAAAGCCATATCCAATTCACCTAATGCATCAATAATGTCATCAAGCTTAGTGATAGTAGCCTTCTTTTGTGAGTTAGGAAGTAAACCAACAATCTTTGAGTTATAGGTAACAACATTCTTACGTGCAATGTGTTGGTTTAACCATGCTTCAATATTTGCGTTTGAGTCATTGATTAAATCATTTGGAGCAAAGAATACATCACCATAATCATGAATGTTATAGCTAAGTTGCTTAACTGATGGGTAATTGCCTTCCTTAATGTCCTTATCTTGCCACTTATAGTCTGAATTATTAGTTGAATCATCAGGAATATCATCCAATTGATCCATTGGAATAATTTCAGAGAATGGTTCAATGTTTCTAGTACCGTGATCAGTACCAACATTTTCAATAGTTACTAAATCACGCAAGTCATCATATTGACGCATCAAAGTGTTAATTTGAGTTTGTTGATCATCAGGAATAGTCAAACCAGCATTGCCATCAGCAGTTGAACTTGATGATAAGTTTTCCATGTACTTCATTGGGTTTCTAAGCATATCCTTGAAACCTGAAGCAATGTTCTTCGACTTTTCTTCAGTCTTATTTTCAACAGGCTTATTAGCAGGCTTGTTAACCTTTTGAGCTTCTACAGCATCGTCATAGTTTTGCTTAGCAAAATCACGAGCTTGAACAGCTTTGTTATAATTTTCAGCCGTCTTCTTCATATCTTCAGCAGAAACAGATTCAGGATCAGCTTCATAATTCTTTTGTAAAGCTACCTTCTTATTAAAGAGATCAGTAACCTTATTACCTGCTTCAATCCAAGCATTTTGTAATTCTTGTAAATTCATACGTTCTCTTCTTTCTATTGCCATAACAAAAGGGACAAGTCTTTTTTGACTTGTCCCTTATCTGTATCTTGTTTATTCTCAATGGGTTTAGAGTCATCATCGGACTTTTCATGAATTAATGTTTTAATCTTATTAATTGCACCGCTACTTAAAACAGGCACTCCATAAGCATTAACAACCGCTGGTGCTTGATCATTTTCAAACATAATAGAATCAGCAAAACCTTTATCTACCGCTTGTTTAGCATTCATCCAAGTAGTTGCACACATCATACGGTAAATTTCTTGTTTATCTAAACCAGTTCGCTTGCTGTAAAGATCAACATAGGTTTGATCCATTGAATCTAATGATTGTAATGCACTAGTAAGATCATCTACATTACCTTCAACACCAACGCTTACTCTATGAATCATCATTTGAGCGGTTGGTGACATTTCAACTTTATCAGCCGCTAATGCAATCCATGAAGCAGCAGAGCAAGCTTGACCAACTACTTGAGCAGTTACATTGCCTGGATATTTCTTTAAAGCTGTATACATTTCAGAACCAGCATCAATGTAACCACCAGGTGAGTTGATTTCCAATATAACGTCTTGACCATTAGCATTACTCAACGCTTCATTTAATTGATTAGGACTAGCCACTTCATACCCTAAAAATGAATAAATATCACCTAAATTATTGGGTACGATTATTCCCTTGATTGGTACTGTCGTCATCATCTTCACCTCCTTCATTTGCTGGAATAATTGACTTATCAGGAATAGGTAAATCATTAGGCAAATAACCATAGTGCTGTAATACATAGCGCCCTTGATTGCCTGACAAAATTCCTTTACTTGATAAATCACCAATTTCAGATGCAAAGTTATCACCAGTTGCATCAATAGCTGGTCTCACATCATAGGTAATTTGGCTGTTCAATTTATTGGATAGTTCACTTTGAACTGCACCAGCATAACGATTAATAGCCTTAGCATATTGACCACCAATTTGAGTGATGTTACTTTGTTGGTCACCTTGACCATTAATATAAGAATCAGGAACACCATAGACTTTGGCAATTTGCTTACCAGTCCAATCTGCTTGTTGCAGTAGTTTTGCTACATCGCTTTTCACTTCCAACGGTTGATAGGTCTCTAAATCATCTAAAACGATCGGACCATTATCAGAGTTATTAACTTGACGCATAAATTCACGTGATCTAGCTGACTTCTTTTTCCAATCAAGCAGACCGCCACCAGTAACACTTAAAATTCCTGGTGCTTCCACAGATTGAGAAAGAGCATGGAGTGTTAAACGATTGCTTGCATCTTTGATATTTAGTTCATTAGCTAAACCAGTAAGTGGTGAAACACCAGTCTTACCACCATTCTTTGATACAAGTCTGATGTGGATCACATCGCTTTGTGGTACGTTCTCCTTTGTTTGAATATCAGGTTCATCAAAATTAATGTTGTAGGTTAATCCTGATCCGTCCTCTAAGAGCATCACTTGAACTTGAGACGGTCTTAAAAACTCCCAATATAAATCAACGCCATTGATATTTCTCCATCTGTAGGCATAAGCATTGCCATCTAATAGCAGTTGTGCAAACATCCCTTGCCAAAAACTAAAGCCATTAGTCAAATTAGAAGGATTATCAATTAAGTTTTGCACTCTATCCTTGTTAGCATTGAGTTTAACCAAAGCTAAATCAGCTGATAATTGTGAAATAAGTGAAAATATATCTGAATTTTTTAAAGCTGTATCTGCAGAAACATAATTGCTAGCGGATAAATCATTTTTAAACAAAGTAATAAATTCAGGATCATTTAAGCTATAACCAGTTACATTACTTTTGTTTAAATTAAAAACAGGCATTATTAATCACCCCCTCCCTGTCCATGTGGAAGTAGATCAATTAATAAGCCCGTCAAAAGTAAAGCAATTCCTAGACCTGCGAAGCCTGCTATTTTATTCCATAAAAAAAGAGCTATAACAATAAAGCCAAAGCCCAATAAATAAAGGATTACATCTAAGAATTTCCAAATATCTTTAAACAGTGTTTTAATTATCACCCGTTTCACCTCCTAATAGACCAGAATCAGGATTTTCAAACCACTTTAGCACCTGCTCTTGTGTCATTCTTTCAACTTCATGTGACTTATCATTAATCAAGCCATAATTTTCAAAATTGTACATAGCCTGATACATGGCATCTATTTCGGCGTCCACAACATCAATTTTCTTGGTAGCTTTATCCTTATCAACTTGAATACCAATTTTATCTTCTTTGATTACTGCATTAAGCAAAGCCATTTCTTCAATTGGATCATCAAACCGTGTAATTTTGCCAGTTGCATAAGATTCTTGTAAGAACTTAGTTGGGTTAGCTAACTCACTTGTGCGTTGCGCTATGTCTTGAATTAACCACCCTGTATTGGCATTTAAACTTTCTGTGATGTTCTTAACCTGATAGCTGCCAAAACGGTCATAACCGAAAAATACGACTTCTAGCCTATGTTTTTGAACAAAATCAAGTATCCAATTGTAGACTTGTTCAGGATTGATGATGCCTTTTTCATGGCTAGTGATGGTGCAGTACCCTTTCTTTTCAAGTTCACGATAAGGAAGACCATCTTGTTTTTCTTTTGCTTCAATACTCCCTGCAGCTTGCCATGGAATAAATGAATGCTGCATCATATGCCATTTGTGAACACCATCAGCAGTAGTATAAGGAAATACGAAGCCAACAGCTGTATTATCTGAAAACATTGAGTAGTCCAAGCCCATGTAGACTCTTAAGCCGTCAATCTCAAAACTATCATCAACAGCGTTTTCAACATCTTTAAGATTTAAGTAGCTTGCGGTTGACTGTTTCAACCACAGATTTAAGTTCTTGTTCTGAAATTTGTGGAGCGTGTTGGTAAGCATCCCTTGATCACGTTGTTTAATCAGATTTTCAGTTCTACGCTTACGTTCTGAATGAGATAAACCAATAAGCGGATTTGATTTTTCCCATGTTTCAGGCTTGAAAGTTTCATCAAGGTTATCTTGCGCCCACACCAGACAGAGAGAGTTATCACCTTCACGGTCATAATCTTTTTCCATAACATGCTGTAATGTAATTTGTTCCTGATGAAATGGACTGGTAGGATCAGGATAAGCCGAACTGATCTTGATAAATTGATGGTATGGAATTACTTGTGCTTGACCATCTGTAATATCTGTAATTCTGTCATATGTATTCAACGCACCAGTTTCATCATAAATAGCCAAAACGTTGTGAGTTGAATCATATTTATCAGCTTCATAACTGATTTTCCATACCTTATTGTTAGTTCTCTTTTCAATGATTTGGTTAGTTTGTAAATCAAGACCTGATTCTTTTGCGAGGGATGCAAAAGGTTCAATCTTAATTACTGCTTCAAGCATTTTCTTGATATAACCAAACAGCTTTGTAGACTGATCAGATGTATTAGCAGTAACTAAAAAGTCTTTGTTGGTGTAATTCAAAGTATCAATCAAAACAGCTTTACACATCTGAATACCAGCTATTTGTGTCTTGCCTTGACCACGTCCTACTGAAATATGAATATCAGTAAATCTTTTTTCATCATTTTCGTCTTTCCAACCGTTAATCATAGCAAGAATAAACTTTTGCCAATTCATTAATGGTAGTGGTTTATGAAGGTCAACATCTGGAACAATTGACGCAAATTTAAGAGTATTTCTAACTTCCTTCATATCGTAATGATATGGAAAATCAGGTTGACCTTGACGCTTTAAATCTTGAAGATTTCTGAAACAAGCAAGCTTAGTAATATAACCAGCTAATCTTTTACCATCTAATACATCAAAACAATATTTTGTGGCATCATCATTGTATTTAATTCTAATGTCGTTATAGTTAATTGCCTGATAAGCACCATCAACGTCATGAGTTTGTGTTAAATCAATTTTCATTGCATCAATCACCTCTTTTTTACTATTTTTAGGCAAAATAATAGGCTTAATCACAAAAAAACGTGATTAAGCCCTAAAAATTATCCTTGCATTTCTCTTAATGCATCCGTGGCAACTTTAGATACGTTAATTTTATTTTCTTTCGCCCAATCATTTAAAGCTTCTGGAATAGAAATATTTCTTCTTACAGTTTTACCATATTGATTGAGCCACTTTGTCATGTTGACCGTAACCCATGTTACTTGTTGGTTATCTTTTAATTTCCATTCTTTAGGATTTTGAACTTTAGGATATTTTTCTTCACCATCTAACATTGCAGCCATTGCATCTTCAGCATGTACTAATGCTTCTGGAATAGTTTCACCATCAGTTACCATACCTTGAATATTAGGTGAAGTTACAACATAATAATGACCTGATTCATCATTATATTCACTAAGAATTGCAGGATAAGCTACGATATTTTGCTTCATATTTTATGATATGCCAAAGCTAGGAGGCTTAACCTCCTGGCTTTTCTAATCCAGCCTGTTCAAGAATGGCTTTTTCAGTCATTTTTTTAAGTTCTTTGCTGTGCATTGGAACTTCTGTTTTTCTTCCAGTAGTTGGATTAAAAAATCTTCTATGACCACCTTTTTTAGGTAATTCAATAAAACCATTCTTCTTTAAAAAACGAACCATTTTAGCTGGCTTCCAAGGCATATCTTTCACCTCCTTTCAATTTCTAAGTATATTATACACAATTATTTGTGTATAATCAACAAAACCTAAAATAAATTAATCACTTAAAAAAATCTTTCAAGCTTTGAACAGCTGTTTTTTTATCATCTGTAGTAGGTAAATTTAAATCCATCATTTGACTTCTTGCTTTAGGACTTAATCCTAATTCTTTACCAATGGTATTCATCTGTTTCAACGAATCAGACATGATCTGATAAGCTGGATTTTTCTTGTATCCTAAAAAATTCTTAGCAACTTCCTTGCCATCCACAGGAGAGACGACCGTTTTATAGATTGGTTGCTGAACACCATGTTCAAGGACTTCTTCATAAGCCATGCGGTAGGTGTCGTAGGCTGAACAGTATTGTTGAAGTAAATATTCATCAGCACGTAAGATTTTGTCATTCTTATTGAGATAAGTGGCAAGTTTTGGATACAAATATTTGCCGTAAGTTCCAAGCCATTTAGGTGCTTGATTAGGTACTTTAGGCTTTGATAGATCAACTTTGTTCATGTTTCAGCCCCCTTTCAAAAACTTTTAAAATTTTGTTTGTGACACAAGAAAACGGCACTGATGCGGCTCCCTAGACGTTAAAAAACGGGGCGGGGGTCTTTTTATTTTTGATTCATGTATAATTACACTTACAAAATTTAAATCTCTTAGAAGCGAATTTTTAGCCATTTACAGCGTGATCATTTTTCAATCTAGCCGCCAAGTTAGCAATCAATTTTACGTCCGTTATTGGCGGATTATCTGTTGGCTTACCATGCAAACCCGTGCCATAGTATTGCTCTTCAAAGCGAGTTTTCCAGTAGTGGCATTCCTGACAGCATGTAACAAGATTTTGTAAGTCTTTCATGTGATCTGGGAACCTTTCCACTGGCAGTACGTGGTCAATTACGTTACCTTCCTTAACAATGCCTAAAGCCTTACAGTACCGGCATAGACTATAGTCACGTTTAAGAACTATAAGTCGCATGTCTTTCCATTGCTTAGAATGATAAAACCTATTCTGCTCTGCTTTAATTGGATTGCGATTGCGAACTACTTTGTTGTAATACCTTTGTCTCGTTGAATTGTTATATCTATGGAATCGATAAAAATTATTACGTTTTTGCAGTTCTGCTTCATGCTCAATATGCTTTTTGCAATAATGATTCGGCACATAAGCAACAGCATGACAGCCGGGAAAACGGCAACGTCTAATTCGTGGCATCAACTCACCCCTTTTGGCAAAACAAAAAGCCGACCTAAGTCGACTCATGTTTGCACGCTCGCTATGTATTCATAAATAATATGCGGTAATGTTTGATTATAGGTCATCGCATGCTATGGAACAGCATCAATTGAATTATGACAGTTAATAAACACGGCTGTTCCTAAACATAGTCACGGATTTGAACCGTGACCATGCGAAGAAAAATCTAAGATTGTTTGTCGAATTTCATTCACTTTTCGACAATATCAATTATGCACTAATTTCCACCGATCGATCTCCGATGAAAGTCCGCACAGTTTCCGACGAAAGTCCGATTCATGCATACACACGAAGATCAACAAGATTATCATCATCCACATCACATTGCTGTTGATAGTAGTCATATGCATCAGCAAATTCAAGCAGTGAATCAGGCTTGATACGGTTATAGTACTGTGACTTTTCATAAGGCAACATCCTAATAATTTGTTCTTGATCATAGCAATAAACATAGTTATCTATTAATACTGTCTTATGTAATTCTGAACAACTATAGATACTTTTATATATAGCTTTTATTACTTGTTCAATAGATAAAGCACTAACTATAGATGTTTCAGCATAGTTGTGACCCGTACTATGACTTGGTGCCCATGATAGTTTAGGACTTGATAAATCTATTAAATCATGTCCGCATCTTCGTAATAATCTAGGCAATTGTTTAGATAGAAATCGATCAACATTGTTAGCAGTAGCAGAATAATTTACTTCAGCAAATAAATTCAAAATAACCAACTCCATATAATAGATATATAGCAATTCGTAATATGTCTATTATACTTCATAACTAATAGCTATCGATATACCGCTTAATTGCTTTAGTTGCAATCATTGGCATTGATTCATTCAGTCTATCGGCATAATCTTTTAATTCTTCATAAGTATCTGCGTCAATTGTTACTTCCATACAATCACCTCTTCTATTCATATCCGTAGCCAACTAAACCATTCTCTACAATCTTTAATGCATCATTAGTATTTCGTGCAATTCCATGAATAACATTGAATTTCATTAGCATTTTATGGAAAGCTATTTGATCAGGACGCGGTTTACCAGTAGCATTTTTCACTTCAATGTAAAAAGCTTGATGATCCCAATCACGCCAGCCATGCAAGTCAGGATAGCCAGACGGCAAGCCTGTAGTAAAAAATCTACCATCAGGCGTTCTAATTTTACCGACATTAGCACGGAATATATGACAATGATGTTGTGAGACAACTAATTCAATTTTCTTTTGTATACTATGTTCACTTTCCATTGATAAACCCTTCCGTGTTGAAAATTGCGTCTGATTCATTAGGCAATTTCATCAGTAATTTCATGTCATCCATACTTGCATGTTTTTTCTGTAAGATTAACTGTGATGCTTTAAGTGGGTAGAAATCGCCTAAAAAGTCATCACCCCAAACACCATTTTTTCGATAAGGAAAAAAGTACTCATTAGCGACTTCATCATAAAGTAATGAATCTGGATAAATTTTTCGTCCATTCTTGTCATGAAAAATAGCCTTTTTATTATTTAACATAGTTGTTGTCCTCCAGGTTATGAATTCTTTTTGCAAGAATTACAATTGATTCCCACATAAAATTATCTTGTGCAGTAGCTTTATGTTGCACAGCTTCAGTTAATTTTTTATTTGCTTGAACTTCTTCCAATAAAGAATCAAATAAATCATTGCTCTTATGAATTTCTTTTATAACTTGTTGGTTAGATTTTTGATTTTGGATATTAGAAGCAATGCCAGTCAGAATTAAAACACCATAAATTATTACGCAAATGATACAAATAATATCACTAGCATTCATTACTTGTCACTCTTAACTAACTTAGGTTTGCTATCTGTTTTAGATTTATCATCTGCATCTGTCTCGGGAATAAGTTCCTGTTGATCAGCTTCCAAGCTTACTTGAACTCCGTTGTCATCAAAAGCAATGTCTTTAAGCTTATTTAAGTTAATCTTATGAGTAAGCAGGTCTGCATCTAATTGCAAAACTACTTTATTACCATTAACTTTAAAATTGTTTGTTGTTGCTTG